CGCGGCAATTGTTCGTTCTTGAATTTTTATCATCTCTTGCACGCACAAAGACAACGTCTCGTGGGTAGGGAGGGATAAACCAATTACATCACCTAATCGACTTGATAGAGGTCCCCAATCGAAGGTTCCGACTCTGAATCTGTGAAACACAGTTCTGAGTCAGAATCTCCAAAAGTAGGAACCCCGATCTCATCAAGATGACTAAGGAATTGGTCGATCTTCTCCCAGCCACGTAGACGAGGCATGTACTGGGAGTCCTTCGGATTCTCTAGAATCCTCTGGACCGGTCCCCAGTATTGTGCGAGCTCCCGATAACGGTTTTCATTTTCATCCAGCTCCATGGATGAATATCCACCATCTGGAAAAGCTTGATCAACATGATCCTCCCAAATCTGACTGACGGCGACTTCCGTCTCCAACCAGTCAAACGGCAGAGGACTCTCCTCGAAACCCAAATATTCTAATGGGTGAACTTGAGAATTATCGATCCAAGCTTCACGGATCAACTGGAATGCCCTTGTGACTGCAATTTCAGACAGTCTCTTGGCCATTCGGTTGTCCACCTGGAGGTACTCTCTCTCGAGAAAGCGCCTGCCAGGGGCATCCGTGAGCTTGAAGCTTCCAGAGTGGATGACATCCCGGTACTTTTGTCCTAGAATTCGGGGGAGTTTCCCTTGATCCAATCTCGGTGTCCCTGAGAACTCATTGAGCTCTCTGTGACTAAGATCGGTAGGAAACTCTTCTACGGGAGGAGAGGAGGTATCCATCTTCTGAACAGAGTTGAAAAACTGTACAGAGGGATGGACCTCCATCTCCTTCTTACTGCCCTCTCCGCGGAGGAGAGGAAAACAGACAAAAGACCACGGAGCATTCTCCACCTTCGTTACCTTTGCAAAGGGAGATAGGGCGTCGAGGAAGTAAACTCTCTTCGCTAGCCCCTGATCAAACGCAACACCCTCAACGGAATCCACTAAACCTAAACCACCATGATCGGTGGAAAGGTGAAGTGACCGAGGAGTCTTTTTCAAGGCTCTCCAGTTCCGACGAAGGAAGTTTTGTTTGACTGCATCAGTTGGGCCCCAATAGAACTGGGCCTCCTGGAAACAGTAACCTATAGTAGTACCCTCACGGGTCTGCAAGGAAACCTTTCCAGTATGCAGTACATCTCCCCGGTAAAACAACTGAGAATTGACGGTGCAAAAGTCCGGATCAACGAAATTCTTTCCTACGGAAAGAGAAAGTCCCACTCGTGGGGCTAACTCTCGCCAATTGGAAATCTTCTCGTCTGGGCCTTTCGCAACCACGTCATCTCCGTTCACAAGGTAGGAGGATGGATGAAAACCTGATTCTTGCATTACGAAATCATTTAAGAAGCATAAGAGAGGGAAAGAAAGAAGGGATCCCATCAGCTGGCCAGAAGTTTGTTCAAACTGGCCGTGCGGATAAGAGATCCTATGAGCAGAGATCTCCCAGCGAACCCAATCACGGGTAGGCTGGTGAGAAATCTGTGACAAGATTCCCTCTGTCAGAGCTTCCGTCACCCACATGGGAAAGTTATCGGTAGCAGCGGTATAATCTCCGCTCAACCAGTTTCCTTCCCAATTGAGATCTCTGATGCGTTGGATCACCTTTTCAATTCGGTGAATCCACGGCAGAGTCTCGTCGGCGAAGTCCTCAAGCGTCTTCACGCCGTTTGTCAAGCAGAATTGTTGTTGTGTTCCAAGATAGGACCACAACGCTTTCTGAAAGGGCTGTAACACTTTCGTGTCGCACTCTCCCAATGTGATCATCCGAACCTTAAGTGGTTCAGGGATCGCATGGGCCTTGACAACCGGCTGTTGACTAGGAGGACAGGACGGAAAACTCATTACAAGATTACGCGTATTGGTCCCAGAAAAGCTAGGTGAGGGATACTCCCGGAACGATGAGTTCCAGATGAAGCCCTCTTCAAACTTACTGTGGACCACGTCCACCGAATGGATATTCTGAACCCAATTCTCTTGAAAATTCTGAGAATGGTAATCCAGTTTCCTTTCAGCGACTTCCAACAGGTCTTTCACGACCCGGTGTCGCGGAAAGCTCTCTTGAAGAACCAGATGGTCCTTCCTGGTTGAACTACAACCAGCGAGCTCCCCGCGACCCGGGAACCTGATCGAACTGTTCCAGTGATCTTGTAATATGTAATGCTTCTGTCTGATTGCTTGTTCACGTAACTTACTAGGGACAAATTGATACCTCTGGCATCGATCTTGATCATTACCCAACAATAGGGGAAGATCGAAACGACGCCACAAGGCCATCGGATCCTCGATGGTTGACTTCATAGTACTGTCAACAATCAAAGGGGAACCGAAAGCCATGTTCGAGGTAACAATGACGATCCGACTATCGAACTTTCTTCCTTTAGATGGCAAGTCTGCCATTGGAAGAACGTAGTCATTCAATGATATCAACATCATGAATTCTGACAAGTCAGATCGGTCCTGCAAGTCCTGGCCAAAATCATCCAAAACAACCACGGGTTGATTGGTATAACCGTCCCAGTGCTTAGTTGCACAGGAACGGGAATACACAAAATCTTCCCTTTTCCATCGGGGACACAAGTGTCTCCGTAGTTGGTTAATAAGGTGATTGACCATCGTCGTTTTTCCCGAACCGGGAGGTCCGAAAAGACCAATGACGGTTGGTTCACAACGAGGACTATCGTTACGTAACAGCGGATGACCAACGAACTTCTGCAAAGTACCATTGTCGACTAAGCCACCCTTATTCCCTCCTTGGGATCGATTCTTCTCAATGGAAGACATCTCATTTGGGAGAGAGGTGGTGAAAGGGTCATAGTGGATTTGTTTACCCACATTGACTCCATAGTCAAATAGCTTTTGGAAAAGTTCATTGTCCTTAGGGATACATTCTTCGGGGGGACGGCAGAGAGAGTTAGCGTGTTTTACATACGCCTCCTCAATCATGTCGTCCCCGACTGGGGCACAGAGCCCCTTCGACTGAAGCAGGTTGAAATAGAATTGAACCCGCTTCTTCTTATCTTGAAGAATGTTATCCAGCTTCTTTTGGGTGTAATCGGGGAAGACCGGAATGGCCTTCTCCTCAAAACCCTCAGGAAGCTCCTGGTCCATTTTCAAAGAAAACAGACCAGCTAGAGACAACTTGATCATCTTGACATAGTCTTTCTCCAAAGAATCCAGGGGAAAGACTTTCAGGTAATGCAAGAATAGGTCGAACCGACGTCGGAGGGAACTGGAAGACTTACGTTGAAAACGGAAGTCGACTTGAACTCCTTGCCCACGTCGGATTCGACAATACATTCGGGAGCGAGAACGGAAACGTCCTTGGCAATTCTTCCACGGTACGGTCTTGACGATGGGAAAGTTAACAGTGATGTTAAAATTCGCCATTGCTTGATCGACCGCGTCAGACAGACCAAAGATATGTTTCGTTCTCACCAAATTCCGGAAATAGTAGAACTTCTTACCGTACTTTTCATAGCCAAAAACACTCTCGTAAGAGTAAGCTGAAAGGAGATACTCGATCACCTTCCACATCTTGTTG